AAAATAAGAATTTGGTTGAAGTATCGGCAGGGGATAGTGCCGATTTCATCAAAAAGCCGGGCGTATATAACGAAAACCCGTATGAATACCGGCAAGAAAACATTAGATTTAACCATATTTTGCTTTTGCCTAGTGGCGAGGGAAGATGTGGCTCTGATGTTAGGGTTTTAAATAAAAAAACAGATGACGAAAGGAAAGATAACAAAATGTCTATGAAAATTCGCTACCGCGTGGGCAACTCTGACAGAACAAAAGAGTTCTCAAACGAAGATGACGCCCGCAAAGCTGAAGAAATGGCCGAAGAAATTCGGGAATCGAAAGATGTCGATGTAAAAAATGCATTGGAAAAATTCGAAGAAATTAAAAAAGAAGTTGAAACAAAAAATGCCGAACTTGAAGAAGCGCGCGCAGAAATTGAAGCTATTAAACAACAAATTGAAGAAGCTTTAAGCCCTGAAGCGCAAGAAGCGTTGGCTGACGAAATTCTTGAACAACGTGAAGCCGAAGAGGATATCGTTGAAAAAGAATTTGAAGAAGAAGAAAGAGAAGAAGTGCGTAATGCTTGTAAAGCTATGAATCGCTCAGCCCGTGCGGCTTTCTTGGCTCGTAAAGTCTTGAACAAAAAAGGCGTGGCCACAGAAGGGATGTCAGAAGATGCATTACATGGCTCTTTTGTAGCATTAGCCGCCGCCGCCAAAGCTAAAGTTGCAAATTCACGTAATAATGGTGTTGTGGTTGGTGCAAAGGCTTTTAATGCAAGCGCTCGTGTATCAAACCGTGATGCTATTAAAAGAATGTTCGGTAAAAAATAGATTAAGGAAAGGAATTTAAAATGTCTACATATATGGGAACTCCGTTCGGTGTTATTCAAACGCGTGTCTACGACCAAATGGACACGGCGAATGACGCCCAACTTGCAAATGCTAGTGATTATAATCTTTGTGACCATATTTCGATTGGTCAAGCTGAGGGCGTCCCATTGGGCGCTGGTGTGGTTGTTGGTACTATCCCCTCACATCGCTCAGGTATTAACTCACATGAAGCATTATTGCCATCTGCTAGCTCAAAAGCCGCTGACTTTAAAGGCTTTATTGTTCGCTCTGCCGCCGCTGGCACAACTGCCGATGGCGTAAATCTTGTTCGTCCTAAACATATGGGAACAATTTTGCGTGTTGAACGTGTTGGTGGTCGCATTTGGTTGCGTATGGAAAATGCATTTACGGAAGGAACACGCCCGTACTGGCGTATTAAAGGTGATGTTAAAACTGATAACACAATTGTGGGTCGTATTTCGGGCTCTGAAATTTCAGGTATTGCCTCTATCCCTGCAACTTATGCAACGGGTACGTTAACATTTGAAGAAAATCCGACAGATGGTCAAAATGTGAAAATTGGCGATACTACTTATACGTTTAAAGATGAATTAGCCGCCGCCAATGATATTAAAATCGGTGCCTCTGTTGTAACTTCGATTGCGACTTTGGTAAATGTGGTTAATGGCCGTGGTGTTGAAGGCGAAGATTATTTCACAGGCACAACGACTCCGAATGCGGCCGCTATTGCATCCGCCGATGGGTTGGTTGTAACTGTTACTGCTAAAAATGCTGGTACTGCTGGTAATGATGTTGCTTTGACGTCTACAGCCGCTACTGCCTCTGCCGAAACTTTAAGTGGCGGTGTTAATGGCTCGCAAGAACAAACTACGGATACGGTTCAATTAACGAATTGTATCTTTAGAAACTCGGGCAAAGCTGGCGATTTGGCTTTAGTTGAATTGAACGTTTAATATAAAGAAAGGAACTAAAAATGTCATACTATAAACAACCGACATATGGGAACAATCCAAACGCTAGCGCTATGGAATTGGCTATCTCTATTTATACAGATGTCGACCGCGAATTTTGGGATACACAATATCCTACACATCAATGGCGTGATGTGTTAACCGAAGATATGATTCTTGACTCAATTAACCCTGGTGCTACAACGTACGGTGCTTTTACTCGTAACCGTGCAGGTGCCGCGGCATTTACTGGTAATATTAGCGCTAATAATATTCCGATGGTATCGCAAACTGCTGGTATGATTACTGTGCCGTTACAAAACTCTGCTGTTGGTGCTCGTATTACGAATGAAGATGCTCGTCAATGGAATTTTGGCTTTAATGCTGAATTAGCGCAAGATTTAGGCGAAGCAATGCGTGTTGCTTGCGATAACTTGATTGAATCGACTGTATTCTTTGGCGATGTATCTGTCGGATTCCGTGGTTTTGTAAACTATGAAGGCGTTACGATTGTCAATGCTTTGCCTGGTGCTAGTGGCGAAACAGAATGGGCAAGCAAAACGGCTCAAGAAATGATTAAAGACGTACAAACAAACATTGCGTCTGCTTGGGATGAAACACGTGGTGTGTTCTTGTTTAATGTCGTTTATTTGCCGATGGCTCAATTTGCAATGCTGGCTAATACGCCGTTTACATTGGGCACTGGCGGCTCACAAGCCTCTTTTGGCTCTGCTTTGCAATACTTAAAGACGAATAATATCTATACTAATTTGATAGGTCGAGAATTGGAAATTATTCCGATTCGTTATTTGTCAAATGCTGGTGTGGGTGGTTCTGCCCGTATGGTATTGCAACAACGTGATAGACGCAATCAAGGGTTGCCGTTCCCGTTGCCGTACTCTGTACAGGCGCCCGTGCCTGAACCGTTGGGTGCGGCTTTCTATGCTGAACAAAAACACGGTTCATACTTTATGCGTCAAACATTAGCTACACGCTATGTTGATGGAATTTAATTTTTGTATAATACATGAAAGGGGAAACACATGGTAAAGAAACAAAAAATTAATTTAAATATTGCCGATGACGGGGATAAAAACGCCCCGTCAACGGACGTAGTGGATACAATGATGGAAATGACAGAAGATAAACCAATGGAAAAATCTGAAGTTGAAAAACCTAAATTGTTTACCCGCCCGCCTGTTTATATGTTCGGAGCTGATAAAAAGATTGCGTTATCAGGGAAAACTTTGGAACTAACCAACACAACGCCACACGATATTATTTTACAAATTGATGGTGCAAAATGTGTGGTTGAACGGGGAAGAACAAAGGCAGTGCCTTTTGAAATTTTTAATAAATTGAAAAAGACAAATTTAATGCAAAGATGGCTTGATACTGGTTGTCTTGTTGAAGGGCGTGTTTTTACTGATGGTCAAAATTTAAGTGCATCAGTTCAAGAAGCCCCGGCCGACTTAAAAGGGGATGTTGTAAAGTCTGATAGTGGGATGCGAATCACTGCTAATGTGACACAACAACAATCCGCAGGTACTATTACGCTTTAATAACGAGGGTCGTTGCGATGTCCTATGATATTGATTTATTTTTGAAAATTTATCCTGAATTTTCGGAATTGCCAAAAGAAGCTATCGAATATGAACTTTCTTTGGCTGATAGAATATTATCAGATTATTCATGGGGGGAATATCGCAACGACGCTTTATTTTTGCGTGCGGCGCATTATCTTGGCGTACGTTTTAATATTGGGCTGGCTCTTAAGAATCAAGGCAAAAATGGTATAAATAGCGGAATGGCTACAAGTATGTCAGCATCAAATGCATCATTGTCACAAACAAATGCGTTAAATGCATTTGTACAATCTGACAATCCTATTTGGGCAGATTTTGGTCGTACTACTTTTGGCTTAGGATATTTAAGCCTGCTTGCTCAAGTAATGGAATATGGACAAGTTATTAAATCCCCTGGAATTGGATATGTTTACCGTAACCACTATTGAGAAAAACAAAAACTTTAAAGCGCAAATGCTTAGAATGCAACGAAATATAGAAGAAGCAAATAAGCTTGAAGTTGCTTGTGGTTTTCCTGCCAATAAGGCTGGATTAGGAACACCGTATTACGAAGGTGCTAAAGGGGAAAAGCTAAGCACGATTGATGTGGCTATTCGTAATAATTTTGGATTTGGTGTACCTGAGCGTAATTTTATGGATGCGGCTAAACCTAGAATCGACGAAGAATTTAAAAAAATAAGTAATGAAACAATTCAAGATATAATTGATGGAAAAGTATCCGCCAAGAAGGTGTTAAGCGTTGCAGGACAAATGGGGCAATCTGCCATCCAAACTGCGATTAATTCTAATTTGCCGCCGCCTAATAGCCCAAAAACAATTGAAAAGAAAAAATCGAATAAAACGTTGATTGATACAGGGCATATGTTGCAATCTGTAACATATGCTGTACGTGAGGTTAAATAATGTCATATTTGCCGATGGATTTTACTGCTACTTTAACCGCCTTTACGTGCCCGCAATCTTGGGAAGTATACGAGAAAGAGGGGGCGTATATAAACGGTTATTGGCAAGAAGAAATTGTTGAAGAGTCAAAAAGAGAAGTTCAAGGTATATTATTAGAAATTGACCCAACAACTTTAAAGCTTGATGATTTAGGCAGTATTGTGGAAAGCGGTTATTGTGCTATGTTTGAAAAAAATCAAGACTTTTATTCAATCCCATATAGCCAAAATCAACAAATTCAAGGGAAACAAACTTATTGGCTTATAGATGGATTTGAATATAGAGTTGTAAAAAATCCTGTAACAAGTTCAAATACGAATTTTAGTTCGTATAATGCAGTTCGGTTTAGGAGTAATACAAATGATTAATTACAATCAAATAACCGAAGAGGACGCTAAACAATTAGTACGTTGCTTGTGTGAAAAAGCGACAAATTTAACGACTGTTATAGAGCCAGTACAAGGACCAACGCCGGCTAATCAATATATGGCTGTCCGCTTGATGAGTGTGGAAAGTTTACAACATGAAGTTGATGATTGGGTTGACGATGAAGAAAATGATACGTTAAGCCAAATGCAAAAAGGTGAAAGTAGGCTACATTTTCGTATAATGGCTCGTGGTAAAAATGCGTATAATAATTTATTAAAGGTTAGGGCTTGTATGCGCCATCCTAATAGATGGATTGGGGGGAATAAAAGCCTGCCTATCCCTGAACGTTTTAAAGATGCGCCTTTGTGGGAATATTTCGGATTATCGGGCATTGAAGATATACAAATTATAACTGTCGAAGAATTAGGCAAAATATGGGAAGGCGCTTATTTTAATGTATTCTTTTATGCCAACTTAAATACGGATTATAGTGAAACAGTGCCTACTTTTAAATGGCTTGACATTAATGTGGATTTAAACGAAGATATAATTAAGATTGAAGTAAATAAACCCCAATTTAAAAAGAAAGGAAAAAATAAAAATGCCAATGCAAAATAAAACACCGATAAGCATTGATGTATCGATTTCATTGACAGCATTAACTACTGCTATCAATACCGATATGACAAGGCAATGCTTTGTGACTAAAAATGTTGATTTTTTAAGTGGTAATAGATATCGAATTGTATCCTCCTCTGATGATATTTTAAATATTACGAATGCTGGCTCTTCGCTTTACTACGCTTTGAATACCTTTTTTGGTACTAACCCGCGCCCTTCTGAAATTGTCGTTGCGCGTGTTTTTGAAGCAGACCAAGCCGCATATTTAGCTGGTGGGAATGTTGATTTAGCAAGCTTGCAATCTGTATCTGATGGGGCTTTTAAAATTTCGGTTGATGATGAAGAAAGAGTTTTAAGTGCTTTGAACTTTGCTGGCTCTTCAACTTTAGCCGAAGTTGCAAATGTTTTAAATACTGCTATGACCGCGTATGCAACCGTATCGGCAGTTAATGCTACATTGCTTGTTCAATCAAAAACAACCGGAAGTACCTCAACAATTGGATTTGCCGAGTCTACTGCTGGTGAAGAGGATGAACAAACTGATGTATCTGCTATGTTAGGATTAACGGAAGCAACTGGGGGTCAAATCTTCCAAGGTTATGTACACGGTAGTATTGCCGAAGAAGCACAACATATTGCGGATGCTTTGCAAAGTGGCAACGCTTTTTGTTTTGGCTGGACGATGGACGCTGATTTCCGTGATACTCCTGAACAATTTGAGTTTGCCGAATGGATTAAGGCGCGCTCTTATAGAGCTCAAGCCGCTTTGGTATCTAATAGTGTCGCGTCTTATAGTGCAACGAGTACAAGCGATTTAGGCGCAAAATGTCTTGCGGCAAATATGTTGAACGTGGCTTGTTTTTATGATGACAATCCGCAGTCTTTCCCTGATATTGAATATTTAGCAAAGGCACAAGCTGTAGATTATAATGCCGCTGATTCTACTATTAATATGAAATATCAAACTGCTGATACGCCTGCTGTTAATTTCCCTAATATTACAACGGATTTGGCAGTATTAGAAAATAAAAAAATTAATACTATTACAGGTTATATCGGACAAAATATTAATATTTTCCGCCCTGGTTGTAACTCACACGCATTTTGGTATACTGATATGTGGATGGACGTTTGCAACTTTATTGCAGAAGTTGAAATTGCGGCATTAAATGTATTCTTGAGAAATAATAAGATTACATATACATCTGAAGGGCAAAATAAATTTTTATCTGCTATTTCTGAAATTTGTGAAAAATATGTCACTAATAATGCATACGCTGACAGAATTATTGCTGATAAAACAACGCAAAACGGACTTGGACTGTCGCCCGCATATACGCTTGATATTCAAGCGCTTGAGAATGTTACAGCCGCTCAAAGAACGGCACGAGAAGGTACGCCGATTACAATTTATTTAAATCCAACGAATGCAATGAATACGATTGCAATCAATATATATGAGCAGTAGAAAGGATAAATAGTTATGGCAAGAAGAACAGTATATTCGCAAAATAAAGCCAAGGCAATTTGGAATGGTATTGAATTAAAAGGATTAATGGACGGTGCGTCTTATGAAATTGAAGAAGTTGGCGGCGAAGTTGATATTACGGAAGGAACAGATGGTGGTAGTATGAATATTGCAACTTTACAAGGTTGCCGTTGCTATGTGACTTTGCGTGAAACTTCGGAAGTTATTACAGCCCTTAATGCGGCAAGAAGAATGCAACAAATTGAGCCTGTTAGTGGGACATTTGTATTGCAATCAGGCGCAGGGGCTATTTTAACAATTAATAATGCTTTTGTTGGAAAACCTGAAAATTTAAGCTCAGGCGACAAGAAAATGGGTGGTATTAGATATCCGTTTGTCGGTACTGATTATAATTTGATTTAATTTATTTTAACATAGAAAGGGAAACACTATGATACCGACCGAAGAAGTCGTAATTAATGACAAAAAATATATTATTCAAAAATTGGATATGTTTGAAGCCTTAAAGTTGCAACTGCGCGTTGTTGCGGCTTTTGGGGCTTTATTTGCCAAAGCTAGATTTTTGTTTGATGATAGTATAAAAAAGGAAGATTTGCCTGAAAATTATATTTCTGATTTATTTATGCAAATTGACCCTGAAAAAATTGCGGAAATTATGCCAATTATTTTTGGAAGAATTACAGCGCCTGGCAATATTTCTCTTAATGATTTAGTTGAAAGAGAACGTTGGTTCGCGCGTGAAGAAAATAAGGGGGACGTATGGCCGTTATTTTTGCATGGGATGTTTTCTCTCGTGGGGGAGTACTTGCCGAATTCAATAAGTACCTTAATTCAAAATATAAGGGAAATGATGAAAAATATGAATCAATTGAAGTCCCAAACGGATATGAAATTAACGGATTTATCGCAACCCCAATCGAAAAGGGGTTAATAAATTTTGTTGATTTAATAGATGGCAAAATTTCTTTTAAAGCTTTTTTTGAAGCAAAAAAAATGGCAGATTATTTATTGTATATTGATGCTAAAAAACAAGAAATTATTGATTGTAAAAGCGGATATAGACAGAATAATGATTTATTTAAAGGTGTGTTTGATTAATGGCCGTTGTTAATGAACTTGTTACATTGTTGAGTTTTAAAGAGGGGGCGCAATCTGCCGCTACTTTAAAACGGTTTACTGCGTCAATTGATGGGATAAAAAACACCATTAAACAATTGGGTGGTGCTGTAGTAGCCGCTCAAGCCGCTATTACGGGATTAACAATAGCCGCAGGCAATCAAGCCCTGGCTTATGAAAAACTAGCACAGAAAACTGGCTTAAGCGCTGATGAATTGCAACGATTTGAATATGCCGCTACTGCTGTAGGAGCTAATATTCAAGCCGTAACGCAAGATATAGCCGGTTTATATCAAACTATGACCAGCCCAATCCCTGGCGAATTAAATGAAACATTATTAATGCTTGGTATTAATGTACTTGATGCAAGTAACAATGTAAAAACAGCGGATACAATATTTTTGGAATTAGCTGATACGCTTTCAAAAATTGATAAACAAAGAGCGTTGCAATGGGCTAATAAGCTTGGTATTTCAAACGATACTTTATTGCTGTTACGTGAAGGGAAAATTGGCGTCCAAGAGCTTTTAATGGAAGCCGAGAATATGGGGGCTATTATACCCTCGGAAGTGTTAAAAAACGGCGCAGAGTTTAAAAAGAATCTTGATTCTATCAGATATACTATAAAAAATATTGGCACACAAATATTCTTGGGGCTTTCCCCTGCTTTTAGGGATATTATAAAAAGTACAAAAGATTGGATTGCCGAAAATAGAAAATTCATTACAAGTAATTTAGATATTTTCTTAAAAGGTATTATTCAAGGTCTTGGGGAATTTGTTGATATGCTTAAAAGCGCTTGGCAATGGATAAATAACCTTTTTTCTAATATAAAAGGTGGCTTAACTGATATGGATAAATTTAAAGCCGCCGCAACTCTTATTAAAGGGGCTTTGATTGGGCTATTTATTGCATTGTCCCCATTGATACTTGCTTTCGCCAAGTTTTGGGCTATTGGTATTATCGTTGCCGCCGTTTTGGAAGATTTTTTTGGCTACTTAGAGGGAAAAGATAGCTTAATTGGGCGACTTGTTGACAAATTTAATGCTTGGTTGGATGCTAGCCCAAGACTGCAACAAGCAATAGCGGCTGTAAGGGATATTGTAGTATCTTTGTATGAAGCGTTGAAAGAATTGGGAAAATACACAACTGTAACCTTAAAAATTGCCATACAATTGGTTAGTGATTTTTTCGAGTTCTTGTGGGATACTGGTAAAGGGGTCGGTGCTAAAATAGCGCAATATACTACAGGTGGAAGCGATAATATGGCTAATGTAACCGATGGAGGAAGCTTTTACGATTCGCCTCTTGATTGGTTGCAGACAAAATCTAAAAATTATGGGAATGTATGGGAAAATATTCAAAGTTTAAATCCTGCTGGCTGGGCGGCGGCAAAGCTTTCTAAATTTATTATGCCATCAAATAATCAAACAAGCAATATGACAAATATTGACAATAGTACAAAGACAATTAATTTTAACGGTATTACGCAATCGCAAATTTCCGAATTGAGACAAGACTTTCAAGGGTATAGTGCTCAAGTGGCAAATCCCGGTGCATATGCTGGAATACATCAATGAGGTTAATAAATGGGACTTCAACTCGAAAGACAAACTAATAAAGCTTTAATATCAAGTAGCTCTAGCGGTTATATATATGCTAATGTTGTGTTAAACGAATCGCATTCGTTGGTTAATGAAGTCCCCGAAGTTGCACTTGAGGATGGAACTATTTTAACAACAACGGTTGTGCAAAAACCGATTACAGTGTCAATAACTTTTGAGCAAACAAATACAAGTGATGGAATAGCAAGCCCACAATTAACTTTTGAAAAAATATTTTCTATTTGGGAAAATCGGGAACTTGTCGATATTGTCACGGAACACCGCTTATATCAAAATGCAATTTTAGTGAACGCGCCTATTTTGCATCGTACACCGTATAAAAATTCGTTACAAATATCTTGTGATTTTAAAATAATGAATTTTGAAAAGGTAGATACGTTTGAATTTCAAAATGCTGTTCAAACAAACGGGATTGATAAATCAGCCTCTGAAATAAAAGATACTGGCGATAAACAAGCAACCAATTTGAATAATATTTCTTTTAGTGATGACAGACGCACTGGACTTGCGTATTTGTCTGATAGAATAACAGAAAATACAGAGAATGAATACGCAACATTGTCAAAATTAAAAGAAGAAATTACAAAAGACCAGTATGTAAATGAAGCATTAAATAGCGTTGAAAGTTTAACAAATCTTATTGAAGATTTCAGAAAAAGGAATGTATAAAATGCCTTCGATTGTACCGTTAACCTCTAATCCAACAAGAACGCGATGCGTATTAGGTGATAATTCGTATATAATCGAAAATTATTATTTGCCGACTATAAAAAAGTGGCTGATTGATATATATAATGACGAAGGAGTGCCCTTAATTGTGGGTATTTGTTTGCAAACTGGAATCGATAACCTGGTAAAGGATAAAAGTATCGAATTTGAAGGGCAAGCCTTAAAATATTATTCTGTCGATAATACGAAAAATGATTTGCCCAATTGTTTGGGAAATACTTGCTTTTTGATTTATTTTTCTAAAGATGAAGTGAAAGCACGGACATATATTGATAAAATGCTGGACGATAATGTTACGAGGTTTTTAAATGCCGTATGATTTAGGCGCGAACGAATTGGAAATATTGATTGGGCCATTGAAGGAATTTCAAGGGGCAAATAAATTGACTGGTATACGTATCGTGTCAAATGGTAGTAATAATACTTTAAAAGCAACAGTTAATATAACGAAAACATCGATTTCAACTCCTAATCATAGCGAAATTAAGATATGGAATTTATCAGAAGAAACGCGGAATGCTATAAACAGCTCCGAACTAAGGATTGAAGTATATGCAGGACAGGAAGGACAGGGAAACAAAGATTTAATCTTTACAGGGGGGATTTTAAATTCTGTTTATGATAGGACAAACAAAGGTATTATAACGACTATAATCGGACTTGATGGTCAAACCTCTTTAATTCGCTCTACTATTGGGGCTAGCTTTAATGCAAATACGCCTGTTCGTGATGTAATTTTATATATTGCAAACCAACTTAAAGGCATTACAATTATACCGAATCAGATACATGTAATAGACAATACTACGAATCAGGAATTAGTTGTCGGGTATAAAGGTATATCATTAATTGGAAGCCCTAAAAATTGCTTAGACAAGCTTGCACGACAGTTTGGATTTTCTTGGTCAATTCAAAATGGTGTATTTAAAGTGGTTAAAGACGGCACGTACCGTCAAACAGGGATTGTGCTAAGTGGTCGCACCCGACTGGTTAAAGTTTCCCCTATGTTAACCGGTCCCACTCAGCAACAAAAAGGGGTAAGCCTGGAGGGTGTGTATACGCGCGGGCTTACTCCTGGGGATATGATTCAAGTTGAGTCTGTGATTGATAAACAATTAAATGGACTTTATGGGATTCATACGTTAAACTATAACCTTGACCCAAAGGGGCAAGTATGGAATATGCGGATTGAAAGTTTTATCACGACATTAGCAGAGGCGAGGACATGAGCGATAATCGAATTATTTCAAGCCAAGAACAAAATGAAGCTATTAATTTTTGGCGTAATATATTGCAAATTAATACTTGTATACCTGCTATTGTACAGCAATTTGATAGTGCTACGCAAAGAGTTGCCGCAAAACCTGCAATACGGGCAAAATATATTAACCCTGATAATATGAAAGTCGAATATATTGACTACCCAGTTATAAGCAATATCCCTTTGGCATGTGCTTGGTCGCCTAAATATGGCGGCTTAACCTATCCTATAGCCGAAGGGGATGTATGTACGTTGCTTTTTTCACAACGTAGCTTGGATAATTTTTTATTAGTCGGTGACGTATCTAATCCCTTTGACCCTGATAGTGGGCAATATACCGAAATTAGGTGTTTTGATTTAACAGATGCTATGTGCTTTATGGGCGTCTTAACAAATAATAATGTGATTGGGGAGTATAATCAGGAAGCCGTTGAACTAAGAAATGTTAACGGAAAAAGTAAAATTACGTTGATGGATAATAGCTTGAAATTAGCTTGTGGCTCTTGTAATATAGAATTAAGTGACAATGGTATTGCTATTAACGGAACACAACTTAATGTTACGGCACAGACCGATATTAATGGCGTTTTAACTAATAATAGTATTACGGTTACAGGACACACGCATATAAGCTCAAAACCAGGTGACCCGACTGGTCCAATGCAATAGGTAAAATATGGCTGGATATATAGATTTAAAAATTGATAACAAAACAAACGACCTTGTTGCTCAAAATGGTGTGCTTGTGTGGGAAAGCGGCGCCATGGAGGTATTAAATCGAATTCGTACTCGGTTAAGACTAATAAGGGGCGAATGGTTTTTAAATACACAGGCAGGGATACCGTATTTTGATGAAGTTTTGGGGCGGAAAGATACAGGAATTTTTAATTTGTTAATCCGTCAATGTATTTTAGAAACAGAAGGCGTGCAAAGTATTTATAGCTTTAACAGAAGTATCGATTATTTAAAAAGAAAGACAATATATAAAATTAATGTGGTAATCGCCGATAGAATTTATGAACTAGACGAGGAATTATAATGTCGACAAATTTAACATATGGTATGACAGATAAGGGATTTAGACCGAAAAGATTAAATGATATTGTGACAAATCTTTTGTCCAAAATACAAGGTATAACCGACCCTAAAACAGGGGAACACCCCTTAAGCGGCGAAAGTTCTAATACTATTTTGGGGCAATTTACGGGAATTATAGCGCAAGAAATAGCCGTGTGCTGGGAACAAATGTATGCGGCCGCTAATCTGTATGACCCCTTAAATAATATTGGTGTGCCGTTAAAAGCGCAAGTACAAATCAATGGGATTAATCCCTCCTATGGTGCCCCTACAAAAATACCTGTGACTATATACGGCAATGAAGGTATTGTTGTACAGGCTGGCTCTTTAATTACAAATAGTACAAGAACGATTACATTTTCAATTGATAATAATATTATGATTGAAAAACATACTGAAGAGGAACAAGTGTCTGTTTATGGAACAGGGACGGCGACTTGTACAATAACTGGCGAGATTAATGTAGAGGCAGATACAATTACATCTATTGTTAATCCTATGCTTGGATGGAGTGGGGTTACTAATGGGGCGCCCTTAACTGTTGGAACAAATCCCGATAGTGATGAAAATTTGCATATTAAACAACAAAGGGCGACAAGTGCAACATCCTATCGGCATGTTGAAGCATTGTATGCAGGGATTATTAACGTTGACGGTGTTATTTTTGCGCGTGTGTATCAAAACCCAACGAGTACAACAGATAGCCGCGGGATTGCCGCAAAAACAATTGCCGCCGTTGTTGTGGGTGGCGACGACCAAGAGGTTGGCAAAGCTATTGCATTAAAAGCCCCGATGCTTTCTAACTTCCAAGGAAATTTATCAAATCCCTATACTGATACGGATGTGTTTGGTACTACAACGATATATCAGTTCTATAGACCCACAAATGTTCAAATTGATATTGATATGGAAATTGTTATTACTAACGCGAATTACTATCCCGAAGATGCGATAGATTTGATTAAAGAAAGTATAGTTAATTATGCTGATTATGGCTTGTCTCCCTCTTTGGGCTTTCCTCCGGGGGAAAGTGTGGCGCGTTCACGTTTGTATACTCCGATTAATGAAGTGCCAGGATTTAAAGTAAAAACATTAAAAATTGCAAAACATGGCGAGACAGCACAAGAACAAGATGTTGTAATTGCTTGGAACGAAGTAGCGCAATTTTTAAGTGATAACATAAATATTGATGTTGTAAACGAATAAAAGGTTAAAAATGTCCATTCAAACAGTAGATATAAGCCCAATGCTTAGGGATTGTGTAAAGGAAGGCTTGGCGAGAATACCATCGCAATATTTTGATTCTTGGCTATATGGCGAAGTTTTAAAATGTTATTTGGAAGAAATACAAGAATTACAAGACGCAATTGTTGGGCTTGTTGAAGGCATGACTTTAGCAAAGGCGGATACATGGGCATTAAATGTTATTGGTAAGATTGTTGGGCAAGAACGGGAATATTTTGACTATACTCAATCGTATTATTTTGCCCCTGATACGGACGGGGTACAACCTGACAATGGTAGATGGTGGGTATATGATGCCCCGCAAGCACCTGTTGCCTTAATGGACAATCCTACGTATCGCCAATTAATTCATTATAAGATATTGAAAAATCATAATAAATTCTCTAGCCTTGAAGAAATACGCCGACAAATTTATGATGCTACTGGCGATTGGGTTGGTATTGAAACAAAGCCGTTGTTTAGTGGTGCTATTACTGTACATCCGACAATTTCATTGACTAATAAAAACTTCTTGGATTATAATAGAAATACAGAAATAGGTGATTATGTATATAATGTGGCATACCCGACAACTGCATCGTTTGATGAAATTGAAACAAAACCAAACCCGATAGCATTAACGGATGTCGGTCAAACAGATTTTAGTACAACTGATTGAAAGGATGATTAATGTCGTTATTACCTGAAAGAACAGTTACAATACCAGGTGTATGGGCTGAGGATGCAATTGTTGATATACCTCAAGACCCCGTACCTGGCATATCATATCGCCGTACAACTTTATCATCAACCGCAGTTGGTGAGGGTTGGCCGTTTAAAGAAATTGTTGATTCTGCTAACTTAAACCAAGCTTTGTATGCAAATACTTATTTGCAAAAACAGCAAGAAGAATACGGATTTATGATTTGGTCGTCGTATACTAACTATAAGGCTGGGGGTGTATGCTTAGGGCTGGACGGTGTATTATATCAAGCAATTGTTGATAATGTTGCCCAAAATCCGAGTACAAGTACAGGTATTTGGCGTAAATTTAGCTTAGGATTGTCGCAAAGTATTGGGACAATATTTTATGCAATGCGTACAGATACGCCTGGTGGAACATTGCCTTGCGATGGTCAAATTTATGAAAGAAGCGTTTATACAGATTTTTATGACGAATATCTTTCAAACGGTAAAATCTTGACTAAAACATTTGCTCAATATGAAGCTGATTTACAAAATAATAAGGGAAATTGTGCCTATTTTGGAATAGACACGGCAACACAGCGGTTTAGAACTCCAACTATTTCTGATGTATTTTTAAAAGCCTCGAATCAAAACCCCGCTTTATTCACTGCCGAATCAGTAGGAAGCCATACACATGGTGTTAGAGTATCCGCCGATGGGTCAAAAGAGGGTGCAAATACGAATAATTCATATTTGGCGCGCGGATTTACAAAATATTCTAGCCCTTGGAGTTATTATAATAATAACGGTGTTAATAATGTCTTAGTTACTCCAAATACAAATGTAGGAACAAAGACACAGCCCGATAATATTGCATATCGTGCTTTTGTTGTGGTATATACTGGAGTTGAATTAAGTACACAACAAGCTGAAGCGTTTGTGGAAACGGTGAATAATATTTATAAAGAATTGGGCAATGTCAATGCTTGGTTAGACAGAATCAATGGCGAGGTTTACTAATGGCAAATACAACAGCAGATAAATTGCAAGCTTTAGAAACAACAAAAGGGCTAATTAAGGACGCAATTATTGATAAAGGAGTTGCTGTATCTGACGATGATACATTTAGGTCGTATGCGCAAAAAATTAGCCAAATTACTGGCGGCGGCGGTACAGAAATTAATAACCAAGATAAAACTATTACGCAAAATGGTGTATATACTTACGATGAAGGGTATACAGGATTGGGCGAAGTTACTGTGGATGTACCTACTGGCGTGGGAACCACTGTACAAGCTAAAAAATTAGGGAATGGTTTAGGGCTTTATAATCAAAAAGTAATTTTAAACTACTCCGCGGATATGTTACCAGGGGAGGCAAGCGTTACAAATACGCCGACACAATTGGAATATAATCCTTATGGTTTAATATATATTGATAGAAAATCTGCTTATTTTGGGAATTATAATGGGCTTGGCAACCGCTTGGGTTATTTTTCAAGGGGTTATGATTGGACATATAATTATACAAGCCCTACAAACCAATATACTAATAGTGGGACAATTACGCGCGTTGTTTTGCCGTATGGATTAGTTGGTACATCAGGTGAAGATAAGTGTTACATATTAAACGGCGCAACCGTTACTGATTATAGTACATATGGCGGTTTCCGAAATGAAATGGCAGGGACGCAAAGCCGTGACTATACATATGCAACGTTTGGGACTAAAAATAATACATATATATTTAAGCTAACGGACGGCTCTTATTCATTATTTACAAGTGCTCCTATTGATGCTACGAGAACATCCGTCGGGGTATTGATGGATGGCTTAGTACATAAGCTTGTTGTAATTAAATCAAATAAAACTGTTGAAACATATAGTATTGGAACGGATGGTACGACGACACTTTTAGGAACAACGCAACATACTTTAAGCATTGGCGAAGGGGTTAATATGTGGCGTCCTATTGGGAATAGCCATGTAATAGCCCGTACAGGCACAAGCTCGGGCAATGTGTCGGGCGTTTTTGGCTTTTCTTATAGTTTTAACGATGGGCTTTGCTCAGTTGTTAAGGATGAAGGCTTAACTTTTCTATTACAGCAACAAATTTCACTTGGGGGATTGTCGACAGTTAACAATGTAATTGTTGATAATAGTAACCCCAATCCATTGGTTTATCTGTGGGGCAATGAAGGAATAAGCTGTTTTAAATATAACGAAATGGAATCAAAAATACAAGGAACGTTTGCTTATCCTTTCCTTGACACTCCGTGGACTACTCAATTTTTTATTAATCCTGTGGATAAAGTTGCGATAAAGAGAACATCGCCAACAGATGTATATGTTAGATACTTGGATGTGCCTATTGAACAACCTTTTGTTGCAACTCTTCCAGGGGACGGGCTACAATTTCAAAAATCGTCCTATACGGGATTTATTAATGGCGAAATGGTTGGGGGCGCTTTCCCTGTCGCGACTGTATTGGGTCCAAATACGCCGCCGTCTTATCCTGACGTTTACGGTTTAAATGTAACTGTACATCCCGGGCACGCCCCCCAAAGTGGTGTGACATGGGAACAACCTATTTTGTCGTCTAATGGCAATATGTATGATAGTAATTTTGCTGTAGAGGCAACCGATGAACTTGGCGGTTGGCCAGCTTATGCACCCTTTTCAAATGGCGCCATTGAAGGGTGGGCTTCAAGTAGAACAAATCCATCAACATCTAATCCTATTTATTATGAAATATGGAGTAAGAATCCGATAAAAATCCAAACGATTGTTATGAAGAATCGAAGTTCATACGCGACGGAAATGCTTGGCGATTTTGTTTTACAAGGGACAAATAAATGGTATAATAGTGATAGTTGGGTTGATTTGGCTACTTTTCAAAATAGAAATACAACTGAATCTGCAAATGTAACTTTTGATGTTAATGCAACAGAATTTTATACGTCTTACCGATTTGTTATTACTTCTGTAGCAGATGGTTCAACATCAAAACGTGTCTCTATTGGGCAATTAACGATTACCGCACAAGCTAATCTATTATTGAATGAAGGAAGTATCGATATATCTTGGGGTTGGGCTAAGAGCGGAAGTGAGTATATAAAATGGAATGGGGCTACTCCAAGTGTCGATGGGCTTAACGATGAACAAGTACTTGGTGAAAGAGCAACGACGATGGGATTGTGGCTTATTAAAGAGAATGGCTCGGCACCCTCGTACACTGCTCAAGGTGGATGCACTGTTCAAAATGGTATTGCGACGTTTGTCCCTACTGGTCAACCCTATGATTGCTATTTATGGCCACACAAATCCATTAGTGGAGCAACGCCATGGGAATATGGGATTAAATTTACTATTCCATCCTCTTTTGCCGCTCCGCGTGCTCTTTTTGGTGTTCGAGCTTTTTATTATGGTGTTCTTTTACAAGCAAAAGTTAATGGAAATTTTGGCTTGTATTTATCTTCTAATGGTACAAGCTATGATATAGCTGATAATTTAGATTTAGGGACTTGGAATACGTTACCACGTGATACGGCTGTTTGGTTAAAAGTCGGCTGGACGGGAACACAATATTATGTGTCTACATCTACAGATGGTACAAGTTATACGACGGCTACCCTGGATAGTACTGTAGCGGCTGATTTAGAAGGCGACCAATTTATTGGGAACGACCCGAAACAAAAAACTGGCGCTAGATTTTGGCCAGGAAATATATATATAGATGGAAATACATATTTTAAACAAAATAATGCTAAAGTGTGGGATGGTACCCCTATAAATTATACTCTACAAATGCCAGTTCTTAGTGCTAGCGAACCAAGCTATGCTATTAAGCATTACTTGCAAGACATATATTTATCTAATGATTTGACATATATTGTGGCGGAGCCTGAGCCTGTTACTCCAAGTTTTGAACCTGAAGATGACTCAACTGCGAATGCTGGCTCTATTAAGGGAACGTTTTCTGCAAGTGTTTCTTATGTGGGGGAACGTCCGGGAAAGACGGCGGGCACAACTTGGTATTATTATAAAATGCCATTTGAAGATATTCCAACACATCCGTATATATTCCAGTTTATGGGAGCGCTTCCAAAGGATGACAATTATAGATGGGTAAAATATTCTGCTTACCAATATAACCCTGACGCGGCACCCTCAGATACAACTAATAAAATAGGGAATTATGAATTGGTGGGCCATACGGGCTCATTGCCGACAACCACAAGCATTATTGGAGTAAATCAAGGTAATACTAATATGTTGTCTTATAAAACAACTCGATATCCAACAATTGAAGGGGTTATGTTAATTACAAGCACAAAATTACCTGATAGTGTAAATTTAGTTTGGTATGTGAAAGAAATAACCGAGATTACAAGTTCGGCAGAATTATCTCAATCTAACCAATCTGGTGAACTTTACGGGTCGTGGTATATAAAAGAATATAATGAAAGTGGACAAGTAACTGGAACAAAAACTGTATATATACTTCATGAACCGCTTTAAAGATATGGATAAAAGTGCTATAAGGATAACAGATAATGGATAAAGGGAACATGGATACGACATTAATAACGGTTGGTACAACTGCGCCTATTTGGGTACAGGTGTTAAATAATACCGCGTCGACCATATTGCTTTTTTTATCTTTAATGTTTATGATTATGCGTATGTTGGTATATTATGATTTAAACTTTCGCTCAAAAAGACGAAATAAAAGAAAAAGGAAAACTAAATAATGGCTTATACTCCAAAGACATGGGTTACAAAAGAGACGATAACAACCGCCGCAATGAATAATATCGAACAAGGTATTGCAGGCGCCTATACTCCAGCTAGTACTGAAACGGCAGGAATCATTAAAATTGCTACAAGTGCAAACGTACAAAGCGGGACTGGGACAAATGAAGCTGTTAATCCTGCTGATACTTTTGAACTTGTGACGTCTAAAATACAAGTACATAATGATAGCTCAGAATCACATTCAAATATTCTTTCCCCAATACAACAAAATGTAACAACATTGCGTAACGACTTGGACGATTTGGGCGACCAGGTGCAAGGGATACAAGGCACGGTTAACACGATAAGTGCGAATTATATTTTATTGTCGCAATTGACACAGCAAGAGTGGGAAGAGTTGCCGGCTAAAAATATTAATACGCTATATATTGTCGGGGAAGAAAGCGAGCAAAAGATATATTTAGGTGACATCCAATTGCAAAAAGTAGCTACTAGTGAATAGGAGGAAAGTATGAAGCCTTATACTTTAAGAAAAAATATTATAAAACCTGTTTTAAAAGCCATTGATTTATATAGCCAAGAAGCCGAAGATTTACTGGTTGGGACTGCGTGCGCCGAATCTTTGTGTGGAAAATACAGAAAACAAATTAATGGGGGTCCGGCGTTGGGTATTTATCAAATGGAAAAAAGGACGGCATTTGATATTTTACAAAATTATTTAACGTACAGAATGGATTTAAAAAGAAAGGTTATTGAATTTTGGGATACTTCAAAAGATTTGGGCGAAAATTTAGAAAAAAATGATAAATTCGCTACTGCGATGGCACGGGTGCATTATTTGCGTGTTAAAGCCGCAATCCCAAAAGATAAAAAAGAAATGGCTAATTATTGGAAAGAATATTATAATACGCGCTTTGGGAAAGGAAGCCCTGAAGAGTTTTTAACTAAGTGGAATACTATCGAAGGCGGGATATTATGAAAAGAAGAAGAAGGGAAAGAAGGGCACTAACGCGAGAGAAAATGTTTTATGTGACTATCTTGTTTTTCCTGCTGGTTGGGTATTTGTGTACTTTAAATCCTGACGCAACGATTGAATTCTTTAAAGTGTTGCCCGCTATTATTATGGGGGCCGTATGAAACGGATAGAGTATATTTTTTTGGGTATTCTTGCCTTTGGTATAATAATGACTGGTTGTTTTTTATATTTCTTTGGATATATACACGGTCATGAAAAGCATAGACAATTAATACAACAAGAGGTTGAAGAGGCTTTAATAAAATCGCGTATATCATTTTTTAATGTAATGCAAGAAGTTGAAAAGGCACAAAAAGAAGTTGAAAAGGCTAAAGAAAAAAATGAAGAGTGTAAAAATTTGCTTAATTATCCTATCCGTAATTGCTTTAAATAGCTGTGCGAAAACGGAATATGTTGTTGTTAATTCTTGCCCTACTATTGCGCCAAGCAATTGGCAAACTACTGCCGAACTTTATCAAGAATTTGTAAAATATAAAGCGGCTTATAATAATTGTATAGGAAATGAAAGGATAAAAAATTATGAATAAATATTTTAAATTATTGACTAAATGCGTTTTGGGTTTATTGTTGGGCGTGTCTGTTTACTTTATTATTAAAGCAAGCCCTGTTGCTTTATCTGTTGCCGCCGCCGGATATGTTATTTTAAAAGCTGGTAAAGAGTTTTTGGCATCCAAATAGCAGAAAAGGAATATATATGAATATCTTGACTATTAGAAAAACTAAAAGGGGCTTAATTATAAAGGTGTAACCACTATTATAGAGTATATTTAATGAACTATTTCCAAAATGGAAATAACTACTTACGGAGTAAAACAATGCAAAAAATTATAAAACAAATGGTGTTTTTGTCTATCTTATTAGAAAGCCGTGATAAAGTGGCATTAAAAACGAATAAACGCGCAAAAGATTCTGAAGTTGTGAATAAATACTTGAAAGAAAAGAAAGAAAGACAACACGGATAAAGCAGTAATTAAAAACCCCTGATGCTTAATCACATCGGGGGCAACTGATAATCCGCTATCAGCGAACGGGTAAAGTATACTATTAAATTATAAAAAAGTCAAGAAAAAACCCTGAGTAAAAACGGAGGTAAATACCCAGGGCGGAGTGATGAAATGATACCATAACAGTATGTGATTTATATAATCACAAGATTATTATAAGGGTTAAATTTAGTTTTGTCAAGCAAATTATTTTCTTTTATGTAAAAAATTACATCTTCTAAAGATTTAAAAATAACATATTGGAATCCTAAAGATTCGACGATTGATTGAAATTTCTTTTGTTCTTTGCTTTGCACGCCTTTGGTTGTTTTTATTTCTGCAAAAACAACTTTATTTTGAAAGATGATAACCAGGTCTGATTGACCGTTGACATATCCCATAGCCTTATGATGATTAATAAAAGACAACCGGGCTTGTTGTGAGGTGCAAAATTTCAGACCATCCATTACATCTGTTTGGAAGCAAAATATATTTAACCCCCGAAGGAGTAAAATAATTTGCTTTTGTAATGGATGTTCTTTAATTTTCTGCATTATAAACCTTTGAAAAGGAAGGGGCGCAGTAATAGGAGACTACGGGGCGCGCCCCTAGGCGCCAATACATGACATCGAATCAGGACGCCTAAAAATAGAATAGTTGATATTGAAATAAAAATCAAGATAAAAAATAAAAAAATATGCGAATATATGTGTATAAATTTTTTTTAGATATATTCTATAATTAAAATATGCATAAAAACGCTTTAAACACGTCCTACAGCGTTATAAATATATTTTATAATAAAACCTGCCTTAAAAATAAAAATAGCCTTTAAAGCTAATTTAAACGCTTTATTTTAAATTTTATATTTTTTATAAAAAATTTAATTTTTTTGTTTACAGCGCTAAAAAATAGTTTTATAAAATAATAGGCAACGAAAAAAATAATATGGGATATAGTAAATATATCGTTGCCAATACCCGAAAGGGACTATATCCCACCTATATGAAAGGCAACGAAAAATGGAAAAACCAAATTATTATGCAGTTCTACCTGCAAATGTTAGGTATGATAAAAGATTAACTCCTAATTCCAAATTATTATATGCAGAAATAACATCCCTTTGCAATATGAATGGGAAATGTTTTGCGAATAATGAATATTTTGCAAAACTTTTTAATGTATCTAAAATTTCAATTAGCAAATGGATAAGTCAGCTAGTTAAATACGGTTATATTTATAACGAAATAATTTATAAACAAGGTACTAAAGAAATTTTAAATAGGTATTTAACAATTATTTATTACCCTATTAAAGAAAAGTTTAATACCCCTATTAAAGAAAAGTTTAAAGATAATAATACTACTAAAGTAGAATATAATAATAATCTTACAGATAGTAATATTAAAGAACAGGAAAGGAAAATACCGTATACGGAAAAATCTGAATACGGTAGAGTCGATTATTCTGATAGTGATATAAAACAACCTTTTGAGAAGTGGTTAGTGTATAAGGCAGAGAAAAGACAAAAATACACAGCAATCGGGGAAAGGACTGCGTTTGAGAAGCTTAAAAAGCTATCGAGTAATGACCCTTTGATTGCTGAGCAAATAATTGATGAAGCGATAAGTAACAATTGGAGTGGATTTTTTGCTTTGCAGAGTAGAAATAATAAACAAACTTTAAACCTTGACGAGCTGGATTTTTCTTAAAAATGGAGTGATGAAATGAAACGAGAAGAATTTTTAAAAAAGTTATTTTTAATGTATCCGTGTAGTTTTAACAAAGATAACATGCGTTTGTGGTTGGATGCTTACAAATTGGTGTTGCCTGAACAATATGATTATGAATCGCTCTTTGTGAAAATCATCAAAGAACACAACTCAACCGCATATGCGCCAGCGCCAAGTTTGTTGATAGAGTGGGTTAAGCCCTATAATCCTAGAATGTGAGGCAATAATGTTTGAAAGATATGTTAAACTTGATATTGAACAACGTGTTTTAACTGTTCTATTGAATAAACCTAAAAAAATATACGAATTTGCTATCAAAGAGGAATATTTCCTTATTGAGGAAAATAAAAACATATTTAAAGCGGTTTTAAGGCTTGTACAAGCGAAAAAACCTCTTACCCCTAGTATGATATGCCAAGAAGATAAAAGTATTGCTCTAGAGTATGTTTTAGCGATTTATAATGATACATATAATTTTGATATTGGAATATGTGTTGATTATTTAAAAAATAATGCTTTAAATTACAACGCATTGGTTGCTATGCAATCCATTATGAATGAAAGCCAGGAAAGGGACGTTGATATTAGGCAAGAGCTATCTAATATTATATATAACTGGCAAGAAGATGGAAATTATAAGCAAAATGATATATCCAACGATTTATTGAATACATTGGATAGAAAAATTAAAAATGGTGGCAAGTTAGAAGGCGTTTTAACTGGTATTAGTGATTTTGATGAAACAATTAATGGCTTTAATCCCGGGCGCCTTTATGTTTGTGGTGCGCGTTCATCTATGGGAAAATCGGCGTTTATGTGTTCGTGTGCCGAGCATATGATAAAAGAGGGGAAAGTTGGGATTGTCTCGCTGGAAATGACTAAATTGGAAATTGCTCAACGGATTGTGTGTATTAGGTCAGATATTCCGTATTGGGTAATTGACAAGGGACGGGCTAATCAATATCAATTTGATAAATTTTGCAAAGAAGTTGAAAAAATGGATAAATTTCAAAATATAATTATTGATGACAGAGGCGGTTTAGACTGCGCTGAAGTATGTTGTAAAATTCGACAAATGGTTAAGAGCGGTTGCAAGATTGTTTTTGTCGACCATTTGGGGTTAGTTCGTGTGGATGATAAAAAGCAAAATCTTGCATATTTGATTGGGAAGATAACCTCGAGTTTGAAAGCGCTGGCAAAGGAGTTGAATATCCCTATTGTTTGCTTAGCACAAGTAAACCGTGGAGTTGAAAAAGTTATTGATAACCGTCCCAGGTTGTCTGATTTGCGCGATTCTGGTAGGATTGAAGAAGATGCCGACAGCGTGTTCTTTTTATTTCGTCCTGATTATTATAAGGCTGATTCTAGTTCTAAAGTAGAAACTGCGGAAATAATTGTTGCAAAAAATCGTAACGGCGAATGTAAAACCATTCATACTCTTTTTAATAATCAAACTATGCAGTGGGTAGGAGCCTGATAAAGAGACAATATTATGGAAAATTTACTTAATAAAATACATCATGCCGATTGCTTTGAATTTATGGATAAAATTCCGGATAAAAGTATTGATTTGATTTTAACAGACCCACCATATGGTATAGGTTGGCAATCAGGACGCCGAATTAAAAAATATAAAAAGATTGAAAATGACAATAATCTTCATTGGCTCCATTCTTTTATGAATAAAGTGAAAAGAATTTTAAAAGATGATGGCTGTATCTATGTTTTTTGTTCATGGCATAATGTGGATATTTTTAAAAGTGAAATACAAAAGTTAATCCCGGTAAAGAATATTTTAATATGGAATAAAAACAATTTCGGAAGTGGCGACCTTTATGCCGATTATGCCCCAAAATATGAAATGATTATATTTTGTAATCCTAAAAGAAAATATCTTAATGGCAAACGGATACCTAATGTATTAAATTTTAAAAAAACTCGAAATGAATTTTGCCCAACGCAAAAACCGATTGATTTATTTGAGACTCTGATAGAAAAAACTACAAATAAAGGGGATATCGTGTTTGACCCTTTTAGTGGGAGTGGTGTTACTGCTATAGCGGCGTATAATTTAAAGCGGCAATTTATTTGTGTGGAAAAAGACTATGATTACTATAAAAAATCAAATGAAAGATTTTTATTGAATAATTTAAAAAAAATATAATAATACAAGAAAGGGGAAAATAATCGAAGAAGGAAATTTTAATTATGAAAGAAACATTTGAACAAAAACGCCGCCAGCTTTTGGGAATAAGACCAGGGCAAAAAGTGTGTTATTTTTCTACAACCACTGGAAGAAATGGAACTAAACGAGAAAGGAGTGATATTGTTTTGTTTTGTTTGGCGCGCCGTCTTTTTGAGGAGGGGCGCCTTTATTTATTTCAATCTATAAGATACAAGCAAAACAATGGAGCACAGGCTATTGACTATATTGCAATCGGGCGCGTGAAGAAAAAAGAATAAAAAAAATAATTTTTTTAAAAAAAGTGTTGACAAGAACATATAATTGTGCTATATTGTGTATGTAAACAACAAAAACGGAGGTTTAAAATGAAAAGATTTCAAATAATAGCGCCAAACGGGGACGAATGCTCGGCTATTTGGGCAGATAAAAATAAAACAATTTTGCAATCGTGGAGTGGCAAGCGTTTTCAATGGGAAAGCTTTCCAGTTCGTTTCTGTATGATTGATGAACGATGTATACTAGACATGGCAACCGCCGATAACCCAATAATTAATAAATCTGCTAATAAAATTGAATTTAAAGACGGAACAATATTTGCTAGGGAACCCCGGTTGAATAAATATCGTAAAATTAGAAAGCGTTTGTTTTAAGGAGGTCAACATGAGCAAATCACTTGAAAAAACGGGAATCGAAGATTGCGTACGTGACTGCTTGAAAGGCATGTTTGACATGTACTTCGATGAATATGAACACGAATACGCCGAAGAATATGCCCCTTACGGCGATACGTTTGCAAGCTTGGGGGATGAAATCACCGAAGAATCGCAAGAACAATGTGTTGAAGATTTTAAGCAAGATTTTGACTTTGACGAATTTATGGAATTGTTAGCCAATTCGGATTTTAAATACAAAATTTTGGATATGGTTGAAAGGGGCGAATTTCAATGACAAATTTTATTAAACTTTTTGCTCTGCTCTTTGCCGTAGCCGCCGCCGTGTTTTACTGCAAAATTTCAAATGCTAGTACAAATGTATTAAATGAAAATATTTGTATGAATCAAGCTATGTCCGATGATGATGGGTGTAACACGTATGTAATTACTGATTAAGGGGAAAATATGAAATTAATACGCTTTATTAAAAACATTATAAAATATCAACGCCTTACAGACGCAGAAAAGCAAAGAGGCGACAGAATTTACACGCTGGTTATGGCACAGAAAGGGGAATAAGGATGGGTACAGATTTAATTAAAAGATTATCGCAACCGTTAAATCCCGAAGAGGTTAAAACACGAAAAAAAGCAAAGACCGAATTAAAATATTTGGCAGGCTTCCAAGCAGAGGCAACGGCTAACGAAGTGTTTGGGTTCAAATGGTCTTGCGAAACCCTTTACATGGAAAAAATTTTTGAACGAACATATGTCAGTGAAGACAACAACGGTATTAAGCGCGATATGATTGAAGTTGCTTATAAAGCAAAAGTCCGCATAAGCGTCAAAATTGATGATGAACTTATCGTACGTGAAGGTACAGGAGCGGGAAACGGGATATGCGCGGCTAAACAACAATTTGATGCCTATGAATTGGCTATTAAAGAAGCTGAAACGGATGCAAAAAAACGTGCTTTAAAATCTTTTGGCGATAGATTTGGTTTGTCGTTGTATGACAAAGATATTGATTTAAAACGAGAATTCCAAAAAGCAAAAGCCTATGACATCGAATATGTTGAAACGATTAGACGCATTGAGAATGAAAAAGACACAGAAAAATTAAAAGAAATTTACAAAACTTATAACGGCGCTTTTAAAGATGAAGTACTTGCCACCATTATTATGCGTTTGAAGGAGTTAAAATGATTATTCATACCTTTGAACAACGCACAGAAGAATGGTACAAAATACGCCTCGGCAAATTTACGGGTTCAAACTTTCACGCCTTAATGGGTATAGGTAAAATGCGCGATAAGCTTATTTTGGAAAAGACAGCCGAACATTTGACTATGTATTCTGATATTGAGCTTATTAATTCGGCAGATATCCGTCGCGGAGTTGAACAGGAAGACGAGGCTATATTTTTATACGAAGTTCAATCAAACGTAAAAGTTGACCACGTTGGATTTATTGAACTTGATGATTTTACTGGTTGTTCACCCGATGGACTTGTTGGGTCTGACGGCTTGGTAGAGGCAAAATGTCCGCGGCAAAGCGTTTATTTAGAAACTATTTTAACTGATAAAATCAAGCCTGAATACGACACGCAAATTCAATTTGATTTGTATGTATCTGATAGGAAGTGGTGCGATTTTGTTATGTATCATCGCAAGTTCGGTATTTGGGTTAAACGCTTTTATCGGGATGAAGAAAAAATCAAAAATATTGTTCGTGTCCTAAATGGAGCGAAAGCCGAAGTACGCAATAATATCACTCGTTTTAATTTAATAAAGAAAGGAAAAATAGATGAATAAAGACGGTCAATTTGCCCTATTTAAAAACAAAAACAAACAAGCTGAGACTCACGCCGATTGGCAAGGGCAAGTAAGTATTGATGGTAAGGAGTATTGGATTAATGCATGGACGAAAACATCAAAGAACGGGGAAAAATATATTTCTTGTTCTATGCGTGATAAGCAAGCGGGTACTCCGACGAATAAACCCGAAGTGAAACAAGATACAGCTTACAAAGCCGCCAAGGAAGGATGGGGAACATCCAACCAATCCGACCCGTTTGATGATGAAATCCCGTTTTAAGGAGTCTTAAATGTATTTTTCAAAAAACTTATCGATTGATTTTATCTTGGGCGCAATAAAGCCTCAACTCAAAGCATTGCTGAATGTCTGTTTGACCGGCATTGATATTGACGTTAAAGAACACCGGAATCGTCGCACAAGCGCGCAGAACAATTTTTATTGGCTCAATGTTTCCGACATTGCCGACGTGTTAAACGATGGTGGGTGTTCATATGGCGAGTTTAACCTGCCCTACACTGCTGAGCTTATCCATGATATTAACAAAATCGTTTTTGGCATTAAGACGACAACGCGGATGACGGTTCATGACTTTTGCACATACATGGATAAAATGAACTCTTTTTGGATTGAAAAAACAAACGGCGCATTCCAACCAAAAGAAGCCGCGTACAGCTATCTTGAACGTACTGGATTAATTGAGAAAAGGAAGAAAAAATGACTGCAAGAGAAAAAATGAAATATTGGGCTGATAAATTAAACGGCCGCGAATATCGCGAAGAAGCTACCAATGAGGAAATGGAAGAAATGCGCAGGGATGGCATTATTATTGCCTATGGTGCATCTGATGACTTGCTTGAGTTTGAAGGGTGGTATTCTGATGAAATAGGCGCTTATAGAGGAAGAACTGTATTTTGGAGTGGGAATAAATTTATACCTGAAGATAGTGATGAAGAAGATTGTGCAGGTCTGACGTTGTATGTAAGAGCAAAATGGTGTAAAGACGGCTTTTCATTTTTCATAGACAGTAACATGCCTTATCAACCATTTGAAATTGTTGAAGAAGATGAAAAATATTGCCGTGGTATTGTATTGCACAAAAGCTTTTTAAAAGGGGAAGGTGCCTAAAATGAATAGTGTAAATATAAACCATTGGATTCCATTCACGGAAGATGAAGTGGGGGCAAAAGGTAAATTTTCCAGCCATTTTATGACAGATTATATTCGTGATAATAAAATTACTTTTACGCCAAAGGCGCAAGCAGTTTTTGATGCTGGTCGTGAATTATGGAAATATTACCATGCACAACCTGATGCAAATCCTAACGCCAGCCTCTATGATATTCGTGTCTATTTCCAAGGGCGCAAGGAAAATGGCAGAATGAATGCCAAAAGTGATGATGAACATTATTGTGAATTGTTAGGTAATTTACGCGCGGCATTAAAAGATTTGGCAAATCAAATTAAACCCAAAGTTTATGAATATCGTTTTTTAATCGGGGAGGATAACATAAAATGAAATTTGAAGATGCGCAATTATATATTAGATTTGAAAACCAAATTAACGGCAAAATATATGCTGAAATTGCCAACGAAATTGGCATCGGCACCTCCACTGTCGGGGATATTGCACGGGGTACGTACAAGAAATTAAAACCCAAAACAAATGCTAAGCTTGAGACGTGGCTGGAAATAAAGCGGTTAGAATCAAAAATGATTGTCTGGCGCCCAAATCTTTGGCAACGGATTTTAAAATTTTTAGGAGGTAGAAAATGACAAAGAAAATTGAGGTAACTCTTGCCCAATTATGGGATGTATTAGACGCAGAATATAAGTATATTACTATGGACAAAAATGGGAATATTATAGCTCATGTGGAAACTATAAGGGTAAATCCGCTAAAAGATAGCTGGATTTTTGGAAAGGGTTCGCGTTATGTTTTGTTCGGCGAATTTTTTACTGTGGAAGAATTTAAAGGGAAAAACTGGAAAAAATGTAGCGTTGAGCGCCCCTCTGAAAGCCCCTCCGATTATTCAAAATGGATTGGTAAGTTGTGCGTTTTTAGTGATAACCCTGATTATAAAAGAAACGTGGTCGGTCTTTTTGGTGAATATTGTGTAAATTCCGCATATCCCTTTATAACAACTGTGGGGGACCCTTTTAAATACTGCCGTCCTCTTACAAAAGACGAAGTTTTAGTATACATTGCTAAATAAAAAAGAAAGGAAAGAAGAAAATGAAAACAAAAAAGCCTATTAATAGTGAAGATGCTAAAGAATTGCGTGCTATTCGCGAGGCATTTAAAGTGTCACGCCCTCAATTTGCCGAAGTATTTTTGGGATGTAGTAAAAATGCTGTAAATTTTTATGAAAATGAAATTTGTGCCGTCCCTCAACCCGTGTTAAGAACTGCGCGTATTTGGTATAATTTCCTGCAAGGGATGAAAGGGCGAAAAAATGAAAAATAACGAATTATTAAATACATATTTTTTTGAAAGTAAAAGCAGTAAGCAAATGATTTGTAATAAGCTTGTTGAAGATATAACTGCATTATTTTTAAAATATAACCCTGAGGCGTATATTAAAAGTAAAGTATCCATCACAGAAAATAATCGCGTTGTTGTGGTGATTATTTCTAATATTAATGTACTTAATTTTAAAATTAAAAATATTATAAAAAAAGTTTGTAAAAATAAAATTAATATTAAGAATATTGAAATTATAAAAGATATTGTAAATTATAAAAAAAATGAAAATTGGGATTCGTATGGCTCTATTCAATTTACACTTGACCCTAAAATTGATTATTTTTCTATTAAAGAAAAAATTGAAACAATCCTTGATTTTTTGGAAGAAGAGACAAAAAGACCGGCTAAGCTATGCTTTATCCCACAGGAGGAGCGAGATAGGTTTTATATTGAATTAGATAAGAATTTTTTAAAAAAATATATTTCAATTGCTAGGATTAATGAAAAAATAAAAAAAATATGGGGAAAAGAAGCAGATTTTATTTATAAAGAATATATTGACCCTGATATTGTGCAAAGTATGCCCGCTTATTCTTTGGTAAAATTTTATAATAATATCCAAGGTTTTGGGGGTAATGGTAAAAATGTAAAAGAAAAGCTATTTACGAATTTTATGAACTCGTTAGCTAATGATATGCGAAAAGCTGATAAAGAGGCATATTTTAGTGTTAAAGGTACGACTATACCAGGTACAGATTTGATACTATTGGTTAGCGCTGTATCAAAAGAGGATGGATTTGCTAATTTAAAAAGTGAATTTTTTAATATTTTGGAAGATGAAATTTAAAGAAAGGATGAATATGTATTTTAAATTATTAGTTCTTTTGTCTATGATTAAAGCATATGCAAAAAATATACACTATGAATCGAAAGGGATTGCGTTTTATGGCAAGCATGAATTAGCCGATAGAATTATTGGCGACAATGAAGAACACATTGATTCTATAAATGAAATTTTATATATGGGAGTTCAAAAAGAGCCTCCGCTAAAAGAGGATGTGTGGCAAATGGTATGCGATAATATACCACAGACTACTAGGAATGACCAAGAAAACTATGCAAATTTGTATAATATTTTAATTGAAACTTGCAATCATTTAAACTTTATTTGTAATCAAGAAGAAATAAGCGCCGCCGCTGGGGATTTGTGTGGTCGAATTGCATCTGATACGCAACAAATGGCGGGGCTTGTTTGGCGGCAAATATATATATATTTAAAGGAAAATGATATTGTAGTGCCTATTTATGAAGAGGGAAAAGAATGGCAGAATATAGAGTAATGTTGATTGAGGATACTCAACGATTGTTTGACGAGACGCATGAACATGCTGGGAAAATGAATAATATTTATAAAAACTTATGGGTAGCTCAACAGCAATTTGTTAAAGAATTGACGGCTATAACTAAGCAACCCGAAAGATTATATACTTTTTTCCCATCCCCCTGTGTAGTTGCCTTGACCGATGATGATAACGTAATTGGCTTTATTTCATTATCGCCGCAGTTAAAACAAGGTATATTGCTTATTGGGCATTGTTGGGTTGACCCGAGATGCCGCAAGCAAGGGGTTTATAAATTAATGTTGCGCCGTGTGTGTAAGATGGTTAATGATATTGAAAAAAAAGAATTAAATCCTTATGGCAAGTTAGACAAAATTTGTGTTGGAATAGATAAAAAAAATAATCTGTCTAAAAAAGCCCACAATAAATTGGGATTTAATACTTTTATGATTTGGGGGGAAATTGACCCTGTAGAACTTACAAAAAAGATAGGATATAAAAAAGAATAAAAAAAATAATTTTTTTAAAAAATGTGTTGACATAACTATATACGTGTGTTATATTATAATTGTAAACAACAAAAACGGAGGTTTAAAATGAAAGATACACACAATTATAGATATTGGCAAAAAATGACAAGCGAAAAGTTACGCAAAAAAGTGAAACAGCTTTTTAAACTTTTTGAGGCAAATAAAATTTCTAATGATGAATATGAAATTATATTTAATTTGATTGATGATGAATTGAATGAGCGAAATTATGGAAAATTATTTTTTGCTATTTTTAGATATTGTAAATTGCCTAAAGGTTATAATTTAACAAAATATGCGTCTAATTTTGCATGGGATATTTTAAAAAATGATGAATTATATTCATTGACTTCCGAAGAATATGAAATTTCAAGCTATTATACTAAAACTAAGTGTCCGTTAATCGTGGAGTTTTAAAAAAAATAAAAGGAGTGTTAAATGAATAAAACAGTAGTTGTTAATTTAAAAGCAATTAAAGACTGTATGATGGCAATACCAGGGGGAGGGTCGTTTAAATATAATCTAAGTGGTGTTTATATTGAGGACCGTGACGGATATCGCCATTACGTGGGCATGAATGGGCATATTCTTGTTCATGCTTACGAGACAGTAGAAAAGGGCGATGCTCTTAAAAAGCCAATTTGTATTGTGCCCAGGGGAAAGTTTGTTTGTTTAAGTAAAAATAAATACGCAGATTTAAGTGTGGTGGATGGAAATACTGCATTAATTAATAATGGTATAAATAAAATTGCATGTGATGTTGTTTTTGACGAATACCCTGACTATAAAAACCTTATCCCGACTGATGCTCCCAAAATAAAGCACTACACATGTTTTGACGATAAATATCTGCGGATTTTACATGTAATTTTAAAACACCACTATCCCCTTCGTCCTTTCCAAAAAGATGCTTTTTCGCCCGCTGTGTGGGATGACGAAATGGATGGCATTAGGTATGAAATTGTAATAATGCCGATGAGAACGTTTGACTAAAAGGAAAACTAAAATAAGATAACAATTTTTAAAACTATTATTGGAGGCAAAAATGATTAATAAATTAACCGATAGAGATAAACAAGTGTTAGAATATGTAAAAGAAAACCCTTTAAAGACTCCTACAGAAATTGCCAAAGCATTAGGATTGTCTAATTCTAGTTATGTTGCTTACTCTGTGGCTAAATTAAAAAAGATGGGTTGGATTATAAAATATTTTCCACTGAATAAGGGCGAAAAGATAGTATATGAATATAATAAGGCTCAAGAAGATTTTAGAGAGAGCTGTGAAAAAAATATTTGTAATAATAATAAAAAGACGCCTACTCTTGGCGATATTTGGGAAAATGACAATTGTTTTGCATTTGTTATATCGCAAGAAGAAATAAGAAATAAAAATTATATTCATATTTTTAGAATGTTGAAAAAAAACAAAAATATAGATGTATATGTATGCGAAATAGAAAAGTTTATATTATATTATAAATATAAAGGGGAATCAACGCTTTATGGTAAAAACTTTTTTAAAAGATTGTTCGAAGTAAAATGTAATCATGAAATTGTTGAAACAGACAGCCTGCCAAGTGAGTATGAGCCTTCGCTAGTTTATTTCCGCGGAGTTTGTAAAAAATGTGGTGAAGTTGTCTTTGGAACAAAAGAGAAATAATAATGACATATAAAATATTTGTAAATGGTCAGTTTGAAAAATCATATACATCCAAATATGTGGCTTTTATTTGGTGCCTAATGCATGGATATGTATTGCATGGTCGTTGTGGGCTATGGATTAAAGATAACGTAAAAATTATAGAGGAGTAGTGAAATATGAAATATTCGGGCTATACAAAAAAAGATTTACTTGAGGTTATTAATAACCTTGAACATAACTATAACTTCCAAAGAGAAAGAGCTGACAATCAATTTGAAATGTTAAAAAATATGCAGGCACAAATTGTTCGTTTAGAATACGCTCTAGGAATGGTAAAAACGGCCTTAAATCATACAAAAACTATAGCTTGTGAAACCATAGAAGAAATTGATGCAGTATTAAAAAAATTTAAAAATGGAGTAAGTGATGTACGATAGATTTAAATCAAGAGTTTGGAGTAAGATATATAATTGTTTTGTTGATGTGTTGGGCGTTGAACAAATATATCGGTCTAAATATTTCCCTATTTGGCAAAAGGGGGATTTGTTAGGTATGCATAAACAGGATGATGTTATAACTGAACAATGCACGGGATTAAAAGATAAGAACGGCAAACTTATTTTTGAGGGGGATATTGTACTGCTCACCCTGTCTAGAAATTACCGCTGGTGCAAAAAAGTGACCAAGTTGCAGGTTCGGTGGAATACTTTTAATTGTTGTGGATTCGGATTTGGAGCGATAGGAAATTTAACCGAAAAATGCGCCAAAAATTGTGTCGTTATTGGAAATATCCACGAAAATCCTGAACTTTTAGAGGTGAACAGATGAAAAAATATTGTGTTAAAGAGGGGGACACGTTTTATATTAAAAACGAAAATATTCTTAGCGAGTATTCAATCCGGGATGTAACTCGAATAATGATCCGGGATGTAACTCGAATAATGATATTGCAGGTAGGTGATGAAATAGTGGACTGTAAAATAATCGAGGGATATAGTACTGGGGGTTATATTTGGTTCTATAAAGATGAATTTAATAATAAAAACTTTAGAAAATATAGGAAGTAAATAATTAATTATGACAAAAATAAAGATATTGTACTGGAAATTTTTTAATCCCCCTTTATATGGTGCTTATTTGGAATTAAAAAGGGTTATGGATGAAATAAATGAATGCAAAAGAAAGCACAAAAAATATAAGCACTTATTAAGCCTTTTACACTCTTATAGGGCGGCATTTGAAATGTTAAAAAATAAAAGCCTTTGATATAAATAGTTGACAAGTTTAGTTTTTTTAATTAAAATATAAGATAGAGAGGGGAAATAATGACGGAAATTAAATTTGATAAACGAAATTATAGAAAGCATGGCGAGAAGAATAAAAATTTAATTAATAAATCGCTTGTGGAGTGTGGAGCTGGACGTTCTATTTTAATAGACAATAATAATGAAATTATTGCAGGCAATGGCGTATATGAACAAGCGCAAGCATTAGGTATTAAAACACGTGTTGTGGAAACTCAAGGCGACGAATTAGTAGTTGTAAAGCGATTGGATATAAATAGCGATGATGAAAAGCGCAAAAAGTTAGCTGTATTGGACAATAGTACAAGCGATAGTTCTGAGTTTGATATGGAATTGTTAGCTAGCGATTTTGATAATATTGATTTAGCTGATTTGGGTATTGATGTTGATGTTAGTGAAGCGTTAGAAGATGAAACATATACAAATGTTGTGAATATACCGCAATATCAGGTAGAAGGTGAAGATGTAGCTATATATGACCTTGTTGAAAAGGATAAAGTAAAATCCCTATTAGATGAAATTGACGCCGCCTCTATTGATGCGGATATTAAAGAATTTTTGCGTATTGCGGCATATAGGCATTATATATTTAATTATAGGAAGATTGCCGAATTTTATGCTAAGGCTGATAAAAAAGTACAAGAACTAATGGAAAAGAGTGCGTTGGTTATTATAGACTATGAAAACGCCATTGCCAATGGATTCACGAATCTTGACAAAAAATTGAAGAGGTTTTTAAAAATGCGTGATGATTTTGCTGTTTTTATATTAACGCATGGTAGACCTGACAGAATATACACATATAAGACCTTAGAGAAATTGGGATATAGTGGAAAGGTATATTTTATATGTGACAATGAAGATGAAAAAATAGAGGAATATAAAAATAGATATGGCGAAAAAGTAATTATATTTGATAAATTAAAAAAATCCAAAGAATTTGATACGGCTGACGTATCTAATGATAGGCGCGCAATTGTTTATGCTAGAAATGCATGTTTTGATATTGCTAAGGATTTGGGGTTAAAGTATTTCTTAGAATTGGATGACGATTATACGGACTTTTTTTATAGATACAAAAAAGATGGGAAATTATTCTCTAAAAATTTGGAAAATATAGATTATGTATTTGATGCGTTTGTTGAATTTATTGAAAAGACCCCTGCAAAAAGTATTGCCTTTTCCCAAGGTGGGGATTTAATAGGTGGATTTAAGAATAAGAATATTGATAAAAAAGTTTTGCGTAAATGTATGAATAGCTTTTTTTGTAGTGTAGAGAAGCAGTTTACGTTCTTAGGAAGAGTCAACGAAGATGTAAATACTTATACGAGATTGGGGCAAATAGGGGATTTATTTTTTACTTATGTCCCTTGTTCTTTGAATCAAAAGCAAACACAATCTAATAAGGGTGGTATGAGTGATTTATATCTTGATTCGGGTACTTATGTTAAATCCTTTTATAGTGTTATTTTTGCTCCATCGTGTGTTAGTATAGCCATGATGGGCGATAAGCATAAACGGATACATCACAATATATCATGGGATAATTGTGTGCCTAAAATATTAAACGAAAAATATAAAATTAAGTGAAAGAGGCTAAAATGACCAAAGCTAAAGGCGGATTAAAACGTAGACCTGATGGAAAATTTGATACAGGAAGGCCAACTAACTTGACTCCTGAAACGATTAGTAAGCTCGAGCAGGCTTGGTCAATGGGCTGTTCTGACTTGGAAGCTTGCTTACATGCGGGTATAGGTAAGTCGGCTTTGTATAACTATCAGAATGCTCACCCAAACTTTTTGGAGAGGAAACAAATACTTAAAGAAAAGCTTGTTTTAAAAGCGCGTTCTGTTATTGCTAACGCCTTAAATAATAAGGATGAAAATACTGCTAGATGGTATTTAGAAAGAAAGAGAAAAGATGAATTTTCAACGCGTACTGAGCAAACTGGAAAAGATGGTGCGTCACTTGTGCAAAAGATATTTGTTACACAAGAAATGCATCAAAATACCATTGACCACATAAACGCGGTTTTAGAAGAACAATGACAACTGGTAAAGTATTTGACCCTGAATATGTAGGCAAAGTATTGCTTGAAAAAGGATTTGAAGCTTGGACGCGTTACCTTTTTCGTATGATTGAGGGACGCCCATTTCATCTTGACCCTATTCATAAAGATTTGTTTGATAAATTTCAAGAAATTTATGATTTAAAAGATACGCGTGTTATTATGAACATGCCCCCACGCTCTGGTAAGACAAGCCTTGCTAAATATTTTGTCTTGTATTGTATCACTAAAAACCCAAAATGTAATTTTATTTATACCTCTTATAGCCAAGAGCTTTTAAATCAAATTTCTAAAGAATCGGCTGATATACTGGAAAATCCTGTTTATAAAGCCATGTACCCTCATAATGGCGTACAAAGTGAAGCACAAGAGCTTAATCCTATCGATGAATTTTGGGGCGATTATTGGCGGCAGACGATGGGGAAAAATAAATATACGGCTGGAAAGATAACAACATATGCTGGTGGTGTTATTTTGTTTGCCTCTATTGGGGCGAGTATCACTGGATTTGGTGCTGGTATTAGGGGGATAAAAGAGCGATTTACTGGTGGTTTAATTATAGATGATGCCAATAAACCGGCCGATACGAGAAGCTCTTTAATGCGCAAAAAAGTATTTGAGTATTATACGACAACATTGCTTAACCGTTTGAATGAAAGCAATACGCTTATTTTAAATATGCAACAAAGGCTACATGTCGATGATTTAAGTGGTTATATTATTAAGGAGTATAAAAACTTTTCTATATTAAGAAAGCCTCTAATTGACCAAAACGGTGAATGTTTAATCCCTAGCCAATATACAAAAGAGCGGATTAAAGAATTACAAATACATAAAAACTCTTGGCTTGCACAATTTCAACAAACGCCGATTGCAGAAAAGGGGCAAATTATACAGTCTGATTGGTGGCGCTACTATAATCCTAATGAATTAAATCAAGATGGGACTGAAAAATATCCTGTAACTGGCGCCCTGATTATTACTGCCGATACAGCTTATAAGGATAATAAAAATAATGATAGTTCATGTATTGGCGTGTGGGAAATAGGACGAGGATATATTCGGTTGCGTGATATGGTGTGCGGGCAATGGATTTTCCCCGATTTACTTAAAAATGCCAAGCAGATGTGGGAAAAGTGGACGAGTCCGAATAATCCGCCTAATAAACGCGCACAATGGTTTTTCATTGAAGATAAAGCTAGCGGTACAAGTTTAGAACAAACTTTGTCAAACGAGGGTATAAATGCACTGGCGTGGCTACCAAAAGAGTTTGATTATCCTGACAATAAAGTTGCTAGAACGCGCGAGGCATCATGGGATGTATGCAAAGGGCTGGTATATTTGCCGTATGGGCACCCTATGTCAGAAGAGCTGGTATTAGAAGCATCCTTATTTTCTGAGGACATGTCACACGCGCATGATGATAAAGTCGATACGTTTACTATGGCTCATAGTATTTGGCGTTATTATGGCGGGAATAAATAATTTTGTCTAAAATTAAAAATGGCGGATTTGTTGGGGTTGGTTATGGTTTGGTATACGTCAAAATAAACCAATTTATAAATGTATTAGACAAAAAAATTGATTAGTTTTTGCCTGGAATTAATTTCATTGACAACTATAAAAATATAGATTTTAATTAAAGCGGACATGGAAAGGGCTTAAAATGAACACAAGAATAAGTGCAAAAATTGGAAATCAATTATTAGCAGGGGCTGGTGGTAATACATGGCAAGACAGAGGGGCGTCTCAAATGGGCGCTGTTATGACTCTTAATCCGTACTTTCAAAATAATTTTTTCCTTAGATGGCAAGAGTATGTACGTTGGTATTATACATCGTGGGAAGCAAAAAAGATTATTCAAATCCCTGTTGACGATGCGTTTAGAATACCTTTTGAAATTACTGGCATTGATGAAAAATATGTTAATATTTTAGAAAAAGGATTAAAAAAAATTGCTTTTAGGGAAAAGGCAAAGCGAGCATGTATCCAAGAGCGAATTCTCGGGGGATGTATTGCAGTTATGGGTGTCCGTTCTTACAATGGTGAAGAGGATAAGCCCGAAGAAGCCCTTGATTATAATAAGATTGATAAAGGCGACTTGCAATTTTTAAATGTGGTTGCATTAAACTCCATTACAAAGGCGGATTGGGAAACTGACCCTATGAGTCCAAACTATGATAAGCCTTCGCATTACTATATAAATGGCATTAAAACGCATGTATCTAGGCTTATTGTGTGGGATGGTGACCCGATATTCAGCTATCAATCGCAACGATTAATGCAAACATACCGTGTGAATGTGCAAGGATTTGGCGAGTCAGTTTTAGTGCCTATTTATGATGCCTTAGTTCGTTGTATTGGTACACAGCAAGCTGGATATCAATTAGTTAATATGGCGTCCGTCCTTTTGGTTAAGGTTGAAAAGTTGCTTGACTTGGAAGCTACAAAGCCCGGGGAAAAGGCGGTTAATTATTTACGAAATATTATTGAGCAAGCCTCAATTTATCGTGGGGCGTTAATTGAAGGTAAGGGCGTTGAAGTAACAAATCAATCCGCCGCCTTTGGTTCGGTACCTGAGTTGTTGATGACCTATTTGCAAATTATATCTGCCGCGTCTGATATACCTGCAACACGCTTTTTAGGTCAAGCCCCTGGCGGGTTAAATGCTACCGGTACATCTGACCTCGAAAACTACTATAACCACGTTAAAAGCTATCAAACTGAGAAATTATTACCTAAGATTCAAAAGTTCTTGGATGTATTAGCGCCATCATTGCTTGGACAGGATATATGGAAAAATATCAAAAATGATGTTGATATTAAATTTGCTCCGTTGTGGAATTTGTCCGAAGAGCAACAAGCGACTGTTGATAGAACGCGCGCTGAAACAACTTTACTTTTGCAAGAGGCTGGCTTAGTGTCGAGAGAACAAAGTGTTGATGAACTAAATCAACGTGAAATATTAAAAGTTAAGATTGATAGGGATAATTTGCCTGATATGTCTTTTGAGGGTTATAACCGACCTGATACTGATAACTTGCTAAATACGTTATCAAGTAGAGAATTTAATGAAAATAAAGGGTAGATAAATTTAGATTATGTCAATTATTATTTTTAACAAAAAGCCTAGGCTTAAAGATAAAATTGTGAAAGGTAAAGGCGTTAAAGCTCCAAAATCGGTTGAATTGGAAGCGCGCCGAGCTATTGACAAATTTATGATGCCTGTATATGCCCAATTGGATGATTGGACAAATCGCTTTATTGTTAATTTTAATACTCAAAGAGTAACAGCAAAGCAAGCCGCTGAGCAATTAAGAAGCTACCAATATACATTTGATGACTATGCGAGAAGGCAAGCCCCGTATATTGCTACTAATTGGACGCAATCTGTAAATGATATTAATTTAAAAAGAACGCAAAAAAGCTTAGGGGATAGATTAGGGGTTGATGTTGCGGCTATCTTAGAGGAAGATGCTGTTAAAGCAACATTAGGGATTATGTTAGAAGAAAGTACAGACTTAATTCGTACTATACCGCATGATTTAATAGGAAATATTGCAAAGAGGGTATTACAGTATTACAAAGGCGAAATGATGCCTGAAGGACGTACATTAAGCCAGCAAATACAAGAAGAGTTCAATATATCTGCTAATAGGGCAAGAGTGATTGCTCGCGACCAAACAAGCAAATTAAACGGGAACTTAAACGCAGTGCGGCAAATGAATCTAGGGATTGAAAAATATATATGGCGGACTGCTGGTGACAATAGAGTGGTTGGGAATCCTGTGGGGCTTTATCCAAAAGGCAATAGAATGCATGGGAATCATTACGAAAGAAATGGCAAAATGTTTGAATGGACTAAGCCGCCCGAGGATGGCCACCCAGGCGAGGCTATCCAATGCCGATGTTATGCCGAACCATTAATTGATATAAATAAGCTTAAGGCAAAATGGGTATAGCTATGAAAACAATAAAAAAGTTAATTAACTTACAAAATGATGTACGTACTTTAAATGAAAAATGGATAACGGTAAAGCCTAATGGGGAAGATGCTAAAGGGCGTCATTTATTATTGGAAGGACACGGGGATAATCAAGAAACGCCTAAACAAGCGATAAAAAGGGCGTGGGGCGTTGATTTAGATAAAAAGAAAGTATAAATGCACAAATTGCCCGTTCAAAAGGTTTAGCAACTGCCAAAGAAATTTCAAGGGCGCTAAAAAAAGCTGGCTATAATGTGGATGAATATGATGTTGAAGAGCTGTTAGGTGTTGAAGAATATCATCATATAGGTAGAAACTTTAAAAAGGTTAATTTTTATGATATTGAGGGATTGCTTGATAATGATTCGGATAAAGAGTTAATTAGAATTTCAAAATTAAATGATAAAACAAAAGAAACTAAAAAAAAGAAAATGGAGCCATATAAAAAATTAAGTGATGCCGAGTTATTTCAAAAATACAAAGAAGTAACTGGGGATAAAGAAGTTACATGGGACGTTACAAGAAATATGTTTAAAACCCGTTCTGAAGTACGTGAATATTTAGCCGCTATTATTAGCCAAACTTTAGAAGCGTGTGCAGGGAAAGAGTAAAAACTTAATTTAATGGATGATTTTTTAATTGTTGACTTTTTTATAATATTAAGTTTAACATATAAAATATAGCAAGATAAAGGTTTTTAAATGCAATATAATAAAAGTATTCGTGCTAAAATTGGAAACTGGAAAATTGACGAGGACGGATTTTTAAAAATAAAAGCTGTTATACTTAAACAGGGTGTATTCGATTATCTTGAAAAAGAATTTTTGCCCGAAAGTGGAAGTAATAAAATAATCCCCGTCTTTATCCCAGCGTCTGAATTTACCCCCGAAGCATTGGAAAGTGGGGAAGGTAAACAAGTTATTGTTGATAATCACGATTGGCAAACTGTAGAAAATGCCCTTGATAATAAAATGCACGTTGGCGATATTGCTGGTGTGTTAGAGGTAAAGGGTAATAAAATATATTGTAATATTTTAGTTAAAGATGCTGAAACAATTGATAAAATAAAAAATAAGAATTTGGTTGAAGTATCGGCAGGGTATAGTGCCGATTTCATCAAAAAGCCGGGCGTATATAACGAAAACCCGTATGAATA